TGCGATCAAACCGTTGGTAGGCACATACGAACGAGCCGTAACTACGACCAAACGAAAAGTCGGTGGCGATTGGGCCAATGGATTTTCGCGGATAAAAGTTGATCCGTTGGGTGCCTGCAGGACTATTAGCGGCGTTGCGAATGAATCCGCGTTCTGTGGCGTTTAGCAGGTTGATTTGGTTTAGCACTGTGCCGGTGTACGTTGACGCCGAAGCGGTCGAGTTGCCGGTACTGACGGCCACTACTTCAATGTCGCTTTTTAGTGGGCCGCCGCTTCCACTGTTGAACTGGGTGGCTTGAGTGGTTGTGTCGGTTTGGGTGAGGCTTTTGCTGATCGCTTGATACCGGCCTGATCGACCGACCGCGTCGACGCACACGATTGTTGCCGTTGGCATGCCTGTGTTGCCCGGATAGTCGTTGAAGTCGATTTCTTGAACTGTCCAGTATTCGAGATAGCCGTTTGGGGCATAGACGGTGTACAGGGCGATTTCGTCGTTGAACGCAAAGTTTGATGCGTAGTTGCCGGTGTTGTCGATTGTGATCGCCAGACGGCCGCCCGAGTACGGGTCAAGGTATTTTTCGCGGCCTTCGGTGACGGTGGCCGATAGCACTTTTGACGTGAAAACGGTTCCGGCACCAACAATGCCTTTCTCGAAGATCCAGCCGAGTTGTGCCATTACATCGCTCGAGTGTTGACAGGCACGGGGCCCGATTGGCGGACGTACGCTTGGAGGGCACGCACGACCTCGTTGGGGTCGGCCGAAGTTACCGTGACGTTGACGGTGCCTCCGCCTATGGCGTGGTTCGGGGTCACGTATCCGCCTCGAGCACCCATGGTCAACAGTTCGGGGCCACGCTCGCCCACCAGATAGGTGCCACCGGCCGTGACGGGCCCACCGTTGGCTCGAGCGGGGATCCCAAACGAGAAGCCGGCCGCACCGAGCAGTTGGCTGGCGTTCAGGCCCGACAGTTCGGCACCGGAGCGGTACCAAGCGGCCAAGGCGAGTGCGGCTCCGGGGCCTTCGGCGTTGAACCGGATCTTGATTTCGCGGCTGGCGACCTTGCCCAGCCCCTCGGAGATGGCGGCCAACGTGCCAACGAATTGGGCGGCCGCTTCGTTGTACTTCGCTATGTCGGAATCGGCTCCGGTGGCAAACGCTTTAGCGGCGGCCTCCTCAAGGGCGACCAGTTCCTGTTGTGCCCGGTCAAATTCTACGGTCATGTTTAGGTTGCCTACAAGCCTGTCCCACGCCTTGTTGATGTTGTCCAATTCGGTGGCCAGTTGCTCGGCCCCAGTCGACAGTTCCTTGAACGGCTTTAGACGGGCGTACTTGATCTGATTCAGGGCGGCTTGGTTGAACTTGTCGAGTTCGGTGGCCGCCATCTGCATGTTGTTGATTTCTTCTTCAGTAATCAACGGGTCTTTGTCGCCAGCGTCTTCAAGGTTGACACCGAAAACCTTTAGCAGGCCGCTCACCATTTGCATCTGGCCAGCCACTTTGTCGGTTGGGCCACCAAAAAACGCTTTTAGAAAGCCGCCGCTAATGGTCGGTATTTGCAGTTTGTTGATCTGCTCAACGGCCGTCGACAAGGCCGGCACTAACGTCTCACCGATCTGCAACGACAGATCCTCAATGGTGTCCTTGAGGTTGTCCATGTTGTCGCGGAATTTGCGGGCCTTCTCGGCTTCCTGTGGACTGATCGTCTTGGCGTCCGACACGGAGGCCAGCGACTTGCGAAGGTCGTCGGAGCCCATGCTGATGAGGTTGGACATGTCTCGCCAGCCCTTACCCAACAGTTGGGTAGCCACACGGGCCTTCTCGGCGGGATCCTTGATCTTGTTAAGGCGGTCAATGACGTTGAGAAACGTCTCGTTGGCGTCGACGGTGCCATCCTTGGCGTACTCAACCTGCACGCCCAGTTCCTCAAACAAGTCGGGCGACTTGCCGAGGTTCGTGTTCATCTTGCCAATAGCGGTTTCTACGGTGCCCGCCTCAATGCCAAGGTCGCCGGTGACCTCCATGAGGCGTGAGGCTTCGTCGACGGCCAGTCCGGTGGCCCCGGCAAACTTGTCGGCCGACAGGGCGAGGTCTTGGAACGCACTGATGCCTTGGGCGGCGAAGGTGACAACGGCTCCGGCGGCGGCTGTAGCGAACGTGGCCGCGTTAGCGGAGATGGCGTCAAAGGCAACTTTGGATCCGGCCTTAAGTTTGCCCATCCCACCTTCGGCCCCGGCTACGGCACCCTTGAACTTGTCAAATTCGCGTTTGGCACGCTTAATGCCTTCGTCTTGCAGTTCAGTGATGATGGGGATTTTGATACTCACCGGAGCACCGCCCTTTGTAGGTCGTTCAGGGATGCCATCACCTTGTCGACGGACTTTTGGATTTCGTCCATCATGCCTTCGTCCGCCTCGTTATAGGAACGCCACATGACACGGGACGCCTTGGGGAATTTGGTGTCAAAGGCGGTGGCCAGCGGGTTGTCGTTGGCTTTGCCAGCCATGTCAAAGACGGAGGCGGCGGGATCCATTTGGACGATGCTTAGAAGCGTCTGCTTTCGCTTTGACGACGATGCGGTGACCTTGACACCGGCCACGGCTTTTTGACGGCTGTACGGGAAAATGGTGCGTCCTCGAGGCGACCATGTGCGGGAGGTGCCGGACAACAGTTGGTCGGTGTAGTTGCCTTTTATGGCGTTGGTGACCGGCTTGGTGACCTGTTTTAGGTCTTTGATGAGTTGGCGACGCAGGTCTGGGTCAATGCGTTGCAGGACGCGAAGGGTTTCGGCTACTCCTTCAACCCTGATGCTCGCTGTCATCGCTTTGACTCCTTGATAATGGCGGCCACGGTCGCCACGTCCTCAAAGTCAAATGGTACATCAGGCGGCCACCAGCCGGTGCTGATTAGCAGTTCTGCTAATGAGCGTCGGTAGGTGCCGGGGAGAAAGGGCCTACCGCTTCCTCCGACACAACCTCAAGTTCCACCAGTCGACTGATGAACGAGTCAAATTCGACGGGCACCACGACCTTGTCACGCTTGCAACATTCCCACGCCATGAACGCAAGGTCTTCCATGCCGATGCCGGACGCAAGGTCACCGGCCTTTTTGCGGTACTTGCGTTCCCATGCGATCACGGTTTGCAGGTTGGTGGTGACCACAAACGGGCCATCACCGATGTCCACCTTCAAATGAAGTTTCATGTCGGGCCTTTCAGGTTGGGTTTAGATCAGGATTCCGACCATGCCCATGTGCCACCGTTGAAGGTGATGGACACGGTGGCCAGTTCGCCCATGGTGTAGGCGACAGGCAGTTCGGCCAAGAACGCTCCGGTGAGGGTGCCGAGCGGGTTAGTGGCGGACGTGGCGGCCGATGAGCCCTTGATCGTGACGGTGGTGCTGGTGCCCACGAGCGACTTGAGGCTGGCGTACGTCTCGCTTGAGGCGGTCGACCAGTACAGCTCGAGCGTGAGGCTGTTGGTCTGGAGTCCGGCCGTGTACTTGCGGGCCGTGTCACCAAACGCCGTGTTCTCCAACTGGTCGAAGGCCTGGCTGATGCTGGCCGAGGTGCACTGGTCGGACAGATCCACCGCGTTGATGGTAATGACAGGGTTAGACAGGTAGGTCGACGTGGCCATGGGTTACTCCTCGGTGGTGTTGGCGGCGTCGGGGGCCTTGGTCTTATTTTTAGCAGATTTGCCGGTGCCGGTGTGCGTGGCTTCGATGAATCCTCCGGCGATCAACGCTTCCACGTTGACGCCCTCCACGGGGTCGTAGATGGCTCCCAGTTCGCCGATACGGGTGGATGTGATGCGATACGGCATTGTCAACCTGCCTGTGCTTGTAGGGGAATTGTGAGGTCGTAGGCGGGGAATTCTTGGCCACCGATTTGGATCGATACCGGGCGGCCGTCCATGACCGCCACGTTCTTCTCAAGCAACTTGGCACAGATGGCGAGGATGTCGCGAAGTGCGTCAAGGTTGGACGGGCCCAGCGAAAACACTCGGGCTTGAAAGGTCATCTTTACGATGTTGCCGTTCCACGATTCCCACGACGGTGCGTCCAAGAACACGCAGGGTGGGTTGATCTTGGCGGGATCGGTGACGACACGCAGTCCGCTGATCGTTGCCAGCGTTGCTGACAGGTCGTCGATGGCTTCGTTGAATAGGTCGGTGTAGGCCATTTCATGCGACCTGCGGACGGCTGATGCCGAGCAACTGCTTTATGAGCGGTGACAGGCCGACCGTGGGGGCTTGGCCCATTTCGGAGAATGACGCGAATTGGTCAATGGCTCCACGCTGACGGTACAGGGCTCCGCCATACATGATCGTGCCGAGGGTGACGTCACCGGACGGGCTGGTGGCCAGTGCGTCGATGTACCCGGACTCCTGACGTCGGCGGTAGCAGAACGCATTAGCGGCGGCCGCACATTGCGTCAGGAACGCTGTTTCGGCTCCGCCAGCGAGCGTGATGCCAAGCCAGTCTTGAATCTGCGTGTAGGTGATCCAAGTGCATGTCGGGCTGTAGGCGATGGTGCCGGTGATGGCGTTGATGTCCTCGGGCGTCTGGTTGGACGCCCACATGACCGCGTTGGCCAACGGGTACGAAGTGTCGTACTCAATGATGCCGTCGCTTCCAACGTTGACCGGCAAATACTGCGGGAGGGCGTACACCGTGTGCGTGCCGTTGTACGCCGCTCCCACACCGGCCACTGTCACCGATCCGCCCACCACGATCTCGTTGGGGGTGAGGGTGGTGGCGGTGACGTAGCCGGGGACTATGACTCCGTATTGGACTGTGTAGGTCGCCATGTGGCGGCCCCTCCGATCAGGCCTGCGTGATCTTGCGGATCATGCCGGACACGGCAGCGAAGGTGCTGACGTAACCGTGGAACGAGAAGGTGCGGCCGAGGGTGCTGGGCACTTCGACGCTGGTGAGTCCACGAACCTGCTCGTAGAACTCAAAGGCCTTCTGGCTGTTCGTGATAATCATGGTCTTGGCCGCGAAGTTGCTGTCCACGACGATCTCAAGACCGAGCGGGTTGGAGCCGACCCACGTGGTGGCGTTGCCGCCGCCGAGGGCGTTGAAGCCCTGCAAACCGGCCGAACCGACGTACGGGAACACCGGACGGTTGGATCCGTCCACCAACTGGCCCATCTGGCCCCACACGTCCGGCGACACGAAGATGGTGTCCGGGAAGAAGTTGCGGTTGTTGGACACGTCGACGGCCGCGTCGTAGATCGACTTCATCAGGTCGGTGACGGTGCCGTCCCACACGCCGCTCGAGTTGGCGGCGGTCAGCAAGTTATCGGCCGCGAAATTATCGCTCGCCAACATGTATTCGCCCATCAGATCGTTGAGGATCAACTGCATGGCGGCCGGTGAGGTGAAGTCCATGTCCTGAACGGACAATGTGACCTGTCCCGAGAGAGTGGTTTTCCCGACCGTGTTGGATGCGATCACCATCGTGGTGGCGGACACCGGATCGAACTCGGCGGCCTGTGCGGCAACGCTGGTGTGCGTGGTGATGGTCGGACGCACGAACGTCTTCTGGGCTCCACCATCCGGGTAGGCACGGGCTCCCAGACGCTGAACGACCGGACGCACGAAGTTGATGTCCTGCACCAACGGGCCCAACACCGGCACCGGCAACAGACCGGGCGTGTTGGTCGTGGCGACGTCGCCAGCGGCCGCCTCGAAGGTCGACTGGTTCTCCTTCTTCCAGTCGGCCACCTGACCGTTCACCTTGGCGAAGGTTTCGCCTCCGATGTGGTAGGCGGCCATCCACTCACCGGCCGAAGGCAGGCGGGGAGCCTTACGCGGCTGGGCGAAAATGGCGGGGGCGGTGGGTGCGGCTTCGGGGGCGGCGGCTTCGACTTCGGACACTTCGTTCTCCTCGTTCAGGATTTGCTGGGTTTCTGTGTCGGGAGTCGTGTCCGCCGAGGCGGCCACATCGGTGATGGTAGCACTGGCAAATGCCGGGATGGGGACAAGTGACAATTCTCGCCACTCGGCCGAGGTGATGACGGTGGTGCCGTCCTCCATCTGGTACGAGTCGATGACGTCGACGCCCACGGACACGCTGTCCAGCACGCCTTCCTTGGCCAGTTGCAACGCTTCGTCACCGGCCACGGTGGCGGCGATCTTGGCGGTGAACAGCATGCCCGACCCGTCGGGTGCTTCCATGCGTTCCGTGACCAGACCGACCGGCTGGGAAGCGTCGTGGTACATGAACAGTTTGGGGGCTTTGCCGTCGACCGGCAGGGAGCCCGGAGCGAACATTACCGAGGCCCCACCACTCACAGTCGCAGACACTTGATAGGGGGCGGCGAGTCCGGAGATTTCGCGGCGGCCGGCCGTCTCGCCAGCCTCGGCTTGGACGTCGAGTGCGAAGCCGGCTGATAGTTGAATGTGCATCAGTTCTCCAAGGGTTCGGTGTCGGGCGTTTGTGTGGTTTCGGGCATGTCTTCCATGGCGTCTTCCATGACACCTTCCAAGTAATCGTCGATGTCGAATTTGACGTAGGTGCCTCGCGGTAGCACGTTGTTCATGCTCAACGTTTGGGACACGCAGTCGAGATATTGCCGGGCACCGAACAGGTACAGGTCTTCTCGGGCTCCACGGCTGGTCGTGTACTGGTACGACCCGATGTTGACACCGGCCAAGTAGAACGGAATGTTCGTGAGGCGGCACAGTTCTTTGGCTTGGAATTCGGCGGACTCGACCATGAGCATGTTGTCCGGCAACGCCTTGGTTTCGGTGTAGTCCAAGAATTCGTTGAGTGCGGCGGTCTGGTTGGACATGCGTGCACTGTTGAACGCGGCCGCAAGGTCGGCCAGTTCCTGTGCGGACAACGGCTCACCACCAGTCTGCTTGAGTACGCCGGACGGCATGGCAGATTGGGCGTTGCGATACCGGGACTCCTCCAAGCGGAGGGCGGTCGCTACGGCCTGCTCGGACATGTAGATGATGCCTTGTACCGGGCTGATGAATTGCACCAGATCTTCGGGCGGGATCATGCCACCTTGGAAGTAGACCTCGCTCGAGGGGGCGAACCAGACGGGGCCGGACTGGTCTTGTGTGGTGACGGTGCCAGCGGGCAAACGGGTGAACGATGCCGGGAAGCCGTCTGCGGTGCGGGACGTGATGTACCAGAACGCACGACCGAAGAAGAACAGGTCGTCCAACGTCCACGACATCAGGGTGGAGTACGGCACGGACGGGTCGGGTTGGCGGAGCCAAGAACGTGGGGCCAGATCGACCTGCTCCATCTCGCCTTCGGTTTCGTTCCACCGTTCCATGTACATGCACAGTTGAGTGGAGCCGATCACCGAGGCCAGCAGGTCACGGGCACGACTAATCGTGGGCACCGACATGGCACGGTTACGGGCCTCGCCTTCGTAGTAGGTGTAGTACGCACCCACGAAGTTGATGCCCTGCTGTTGGCTGGTGTATCCGCCATAGGTGCCGTACCCGGAGAACGAACCTGATCCGACTGCGGCCGCCGCTTTGACGGTCGGCTCAGGGGCCGGACTGACGGCCGCTTTGTTTACGCCTCGGTTGAAGATGCCCATGGGTTACCTCGCGATAGGTGGCGGCCGCCCCGCCCGACACGGGACGGTCGCCAGCCCCCACGTTAGTGCTATGGGGCTATGGCAAGTATGGGTTTCGTACGAATTGCAGGCCTTGAGCACAGGGCGATCGCCCACACCATGCACCGTGCCAACTCGATCGGCCCCGGCGACTTCTGCGACGACAGCACGGTGCCCTGTGCCGTCTTCGTGAGTACGGCACGGCAGACGTGCTCGGTAAGGGTGCGTTGCCCGCGTTGCGTCACCTTGCCCTCAACCAGCATCGACCGCACCAGACTCGAGAACTTGAGTAGTTCGCCGTAGCCAACAATGGTGGTGCGACGTGTCAAATTAGGTGGGCAGTGGATCTCCAAGGTGGGTGTAAGGGCCAGCTGCACCGTGCTGTCCGCCATGACCCGCTCAATCTCCGACCACATCTGATCCTCAGAATTGGCCACGAATTCCACCGTCACGTGTGCTTTATTGTCCGCCACCACCGACCGGACACCCACATACCGGGCTTCGTCCACGCTCGAGTCAACCGCCAAAATTCCGCCGGCTGGCATCGGCTCCTCGGTTTGCAGATCAGCCCACTGGCCAGCATCCAACCATGCACCACGGGCCGACACCCACATGTTCAGGTGGGCACGCATAAACGACTCCTTCTTAGACGCGGCCCGCAACGCTTTGACGGTGACGGTGGTGCCCAACGCCGGGTTGGCCCAACCCCACCACTGCTCATCCGCAGGGTTCACGCCCGGTGGCATCGACCACTCGGCAAAGTAGGTGTCGCCGCACACTCCGCCGTCGATCTCGGCCACCGCCATCTCCCGCATCTGAATCATGACGGTGGAGCCTTCGTCACCGGCTGTGGAAAAGCACGCCAATAGCGGGTTGGGTCGGGCGATCATGGAGGGCCGTAGTGCGTCGTCGATGCAGTTAGATCCGATGTCGAACAGTTCGTCAACCACGATCAGATCGTACGATCCACCGTGCAAGTTTGGGGTGG